TTCGGTATCAGTTGCCGGTGATGGTGGAGGTTTTTGGTCAACAGATTTAGAGGTAGGAGATTTAATTATAGCTAATGAAAACGACCCTGTTGATGAGGATGATTGGACGGAAGTTCAGAACAATATCGACTTAGCTACCAACTCTGTAGCGGGTATAGCTAAGTTCCCTACCGCCAATGGATTTGCTACCATTACAGATGGTGTAGTCAAACTTTCTGAAGGAGATGAGGTAACTAACCTTGGAAGTTCAGCTAACTCTCTTACAATTACTACCGATGCTTTCGGAAAAATTACAAATGCTACACAACAAGCTATAAGTATCACTACCTCTGATATTACGAACTTCGAGACTGCGGTAGAGACTGTAATAGAGTCTTATAGCAAAACTATAGCCTTTGGAGATGCTGAGGCTACCTCTTTCGTCCTTTCACATTATTTTGGAACCAATGATGTTATGGTTCAAATCTATGAAGTGGCGACTGCTGATACCGTAGAGTGTAGTGTGAGCAGAACTAACACCAATACTATTACTGTAAATACAGGCTCTTATGTTCCGGGCACCGCCGCTATGGAAGCTTTAATCACTAAAATAGTATAATATCATGGCTATATTTTATTACGACGATATAGACTTAGCTACCAATCAACTTCTAGATGTTTCTCTTGAAATTGTTGCAGACGTAGATAATATAGCTGCTGCGGATAACTTTACAGGTAGAATAGCTTTCGACCAAGCTACGGATACTTTCTCTTTCTATAATGGAACGGAATGGGTAGACCTTACAGGTACGGGAGGGGTAGAAGCTGTGTATGCTCAAGATGGAGTTAAAATTGATACTACTACGGGAGATGTAACTCTTGAGCTGAGGTATCAAACTAATGCCCCACATCCTAACTTTATAGCGGAAGCGACAAATGGGGGAGGATTAAATACAACAGATGGGTTCCTTGCTTATCAATCTACTCAAGACCCTCTTGTAAGTCAACGTTCTATATCTGAAATTTTAGCTTTAATTACTAGTACGGGTGGGGTAGAGGAGATTGAAATCCTTGCCGCCACTGACCAATCAGGCTCCGCACCTTATGTTCCTCTTACTCTTGATGAACCTAATCCGGAAGAGTTTACAATTACTCCTAGGATATATAAAGGGGGTGATAAAGTTGGCTATGTTCCTTCAAATGCTGATGTAGGTTCCACATATTTCCTTCGTGGAGATGGTCTTTGGGTAGTACCGGAAAATGACTTAGGGATATGGACGATTAGTGATAATGAATCACCTCCTGTAACACAGGCTGTTCCTAATGGAACTACTATAGATTTCGACGGAGGAATAGGAATAAATAGTGATGCAGGGTCGATTGGGGTAGTCGCGGTAATTCAATGGAGTCTCGATTTAACGGACAATAGTTTAGAAGTAGCTGATGGGGGAACTTTAGCTACTGATTCCATCGTCTATTCAGAATATGGTGTTGATACTAATATAAAAGGTGAGATTAGTGATGCTCCTTTAAATGCGTTGGGAACTGCTAATGCGGATTTATCTATGACCACTAGTGGTACTGCATATAAAATTACAGGACTTGATACTGACGACCCTGATACAGGTTCTGATATCGTAGATAAGAAATTTGTTGACGATACTGCGGGTGAGGTATTTAATTTCCAAGGAGGTTACAATGCTTCTAGCAATTCCCCTGACCTTACTTCCTCTCCTAACTCTATAACCAAAGGTCAAGCGTGGGCCGTCACGGATGCAGGAACTTTCTATGGAGAGCAGTTACGTGATGGAGATTTCCTTATTGCGAATGACGATGACCCAAGTCAACTTTCAGATTGGGAGGTGGTACAGAGTAATATCGGTTTAGCTGAAAACAATGTATTCGGTATAGGGTACTATACCCAAGCGAATGGATTTGAACCATCTATGACGGCGGGAGAGCCTAAGTTAGATGCTGTAGCAAATGACGTAGGAACTTTTGGAGCCGCTGATAAATCTATTACACTATCTACCGATGAGTTTGGAAGGGTTACAGATATTGCGGCTAATGATATCGTCCTCCCGGCTTCTGCATCAGATATAGCTAACGATTTGGGTCAGATTACTGATTTCAATGCAGAAGTGTCTGCCGATATAAACGCTAAATCTTTTATAGCCACGGTTGGAGGTCAGACTATGACAGTCGTTCATAACTTAGGCACTAAAAATGTTAGAGTCCAAGCCTATCGAAATTCCGGCCTTCGCGATACTATAAATTTCAGAGTAGAGAGATATGATACAAACACTGTCAAACTGTATAGCCAAACTACTTTAGGGGCTAATAGTGTTCAAGTTTTAGTACAGGAGTGTACGACTCCATAAATTAAATTAAATTAAATAATGGCTGATATAAATTTTTATTCAGGTATTGATATTACGGGGAATATATCCCTTTCAGGTTCTTTCTCCGACACCGCCGGGTCTTCGGGTTCAAATGGGTTTATACTTTCTTCTACTACTACCGGAACGTCTTGGATTAATCCAAATACGCTTGATAATATAGCAAATACAGATTTAACCTTAACGGCGAATAGGATTCTTTATTTTGGGGCGGCAGGTTTAGCTAACAGAACCCTTGAGTTTTTAGATAACGTAAATACAAGCGTAAGGATTATTAAATTTACTGATGCAGATATAGAAATGGCAAAAGAGGTTCATTTAAAATCTGCTTCTGCTACTGCTGTACCTTTACATTTCCATGGACCTTCTTCTTCCGCATTTTCGGTCTCTCTTCAAGCTCCTTCTCTTTTGGCTTCCACTGCCTATACTTTGCCTGACGCAGATGGGACTAATAAACAAGTTATTATTACTAACGGCTCTGCAGAATTATCGTGGTCCGATGCTGAAAATATTGGGAATAATAACCTTTCTATCCCCGGAACTTCTACCGCGAGAACCTTAACTCTTTCTTCCGGAAGTAATGCTTCGTTTACTATTGAGTCCGATGGTAATGACCCGTATATAGAATGTAAAAAATCGATAACAGATATATACAAAAAATTAAGAATAAAACCTGATAGCACTGACGGAGGGATAATACAAATCTATGAGGGAACAGGGGCTAGTGATGGATACGTAGGGTTTCAAGCAGGGCATATAACTTCTTCTATAGATTACACTCTTCCTGTAGGTCCTCCTGCTTCCGATAAAGTCCTTCAGTCTACTTCTTTAGGTGTTATGTCTTGGGTCGATGCGGGTGGAGCAGATACGAACATTGCCAATACCGACCTTACTCTTGATGCAACTAGAACTCTCGACCTTGATGGCAATTCATTATCTTTTTCATCAAACGATGGTGGGAGTACTGATACTATTGCATCGTGGTCATATACCACTATGCAGGTTTTTGGGGATTTTTATCTACGTACTAATAGTAGTACTATTGCTCCTACGATGAGGTTTAGTGCGGGGACAAGCTCTAACTTTGTTGCTCTTAAGGCTCCCGATACGGTGGGGACATCGTACACCCTTACCTTACCTGATGCTGATGGAACTGATGGTCAGGTAATACAGACTGATGGTAGTGGAGAAATGTCTTGGGTAGATAATACAAATATAGGAAGTGCTAACCTTACTATTGACGGAACCTCTACCGCTAGAACTTTAACTCTTTCTTCGGGTAACGCTAGTTCCTTTGTTATTGAGTCCAATGGTAATGACCCGTATATACAATTTAAAAAAGGTGTCACGACTGCATACAAAAGATTAGAGATACAAGATGACAGTGCTAATGGAGGGGAATTTCGTATCTATGAAGGAAATGCAGGGAGTGGTAAATACGTAGGATTTCAAGCTCCCGATTTAGTAACTACAACGGCAAACTATACCCTCCCTGTTTCTGCTCCTGCTTCCGATATGGTACTGCAGTCTACATCGGCAGGCGTTATGTCGTGGGTTGCAGGTGGAGGAACAGATACAAATATTGGGGATGATGACTTAGTTATAAGTGATGCAGCCCGTACTTTAACTTTAAATAGTGCTGCTCAAAGTACTTTCAGTATTTTGGATACAAGTGGAGATACTATTGCAGAGTTTACCGATGGTAGTAATAAATTCGTTGACCCTGTAAGTATACAAAATGTCGCAGGTACTGTAGGAAGCCTTTTTATTTTTGACCAAGATAACACCAATTATATAGGGTTCGATGTTCCTTTCAATACTACTAGTAGTATCCTTTATACTCTTCCTGAGCCTCCGACAACAAATGGTCAAATCCTTGCCTCTCAGACGGATGGTACTATGTCTTGGGAAGATAGCTCCCCTACTCCTACGTTAGTTATGGGAGGAGGAGGAAGAGTGGCAATAAGTACTACAATTGCTAATAATGCCCGATTCGCAGTGTGCGGTGGCACTCTTGGGTTTAATTATTACAGTTGGTCTACAGCAATGTACAATGGGACTCCGGATTTTACGGGATTAGGGGTTCCGGGTACAAGTACTTCAATAGTTACACCATACTTAGGCAACCAAGGGGCTTTTAAAGTTGTTCGAGAAGGGGAGATTAGTATTCAAGGAACGGTTGAGGGGTCTAATAATTCTGAGGTTTATGATGAGGATGTGTTTATATATGTTTTTAAGGTACCTTCAGCTATTGTGACAGCTATGGGAAATGGGGGAGCGCAGGATAATACAGCTTATGAGCTTGTAGCTTCAGCTAAATGTACGATGCCTTCTTCAAACGCTTCTAGCCGTCCACAAAGTTTTGTCTCAACAAATGGTGAAACCCTAGATAAAGACGATTGGGTTTTTGCTGCCATGGCATTTGATGCTGCAGTAACGTCCACTCGCTATTTTTATGTTAACTTTAATGTTTATACGTAATGAGTATTGACCCTAATAAAATTATCCCTCACGAAGTAGACCACAGCTATGACGGGATTCAGGAGATAAAAGACTATATCCCTACCTCTCAAGATACTGCCGCAGAAGTTAGAAATAAAATGCGTAAATTTACTTCTTATATATACAAATATTTAGAGCAGTTAAATCCCCCTCGTGGAGAAGATAAGTGAAAGTATGGAATATGAACTAATTGCCTTAGGGGTAGCTATGGTGTCCGGAATGTTAGGAACATGGATTAAAATGACAAATGAAGTAACAAAAATAAAATCGCGCTTATACTCTTTAGAGAAATCTGAAACTAAAGTAGAGCAGACATTAGATATTTTAGTGGAAGGGATGAATGATATAAAAATTTTACTTGCGGAACGAGGAATTAGAAAGAAATGAGAGACTTAAATCGTATTATATTACATTGCTCTGCTACGCCTGAAGGGAGAGAGGTTAGTGTAGAGACTATCCGAGCATGGCATGTTGACCCCCCTCCACAAGGGCATGGATGGTCCGATATAGGATATCATTACGTTATTCACCTTGATGGGAAAACAGAGATAGGGAGGCCCGTAGAGATACAAGGAGCTCATACTTCCGGAGAGAATGAAGATTCCATCGGAATTTGTTATATCGGTGGTGTAGACGCCTCTAATGACCCCAAAGACACCATGACAGTATTACAAGAAATAGCTTTTATAGAAATAGTTAAAAGTTTAAGGCTTACATTTGGCAAATTATCTATTCATGGTCACAACGAATATTCACCCAAAGCATGTCCTTCTTTCTCAGTAGAGGAGAAGTTCGGCTTCTTAAACACATAATATGAGATACTTATATTTAACCCTTATTTTTTTAGTTTTTTCAGCCTGTTCACAAGCTGATACTGCATCTACCCCTGTAAACTCTGACCCTATTACTATTACATTAAATGTAAAAAATTCTACTGACTCTGATATGAGATGCCATAAAACCTATGGTGTAGACAAATCAGATGTATGGGTAGAAATTGCTGCCGGGGCTTCAGCAGCTTTAACTTCTAACACTCACTCTCCTTCAGGAACTGTTTATACTTGTTATCCTGTAGCTCCTAAAAATATACCACAACCCAATCCTTCAGATGGAAATTTTCAAATGTCATATGGATATTGGGATGGAGCTCCTCATGTTACATGTGATAACGATTGCAATAAAGGTTATCCTACAGATAAAATTCATTATCAAGGTAACAATTGGAAATATATTTTAAAATGGAAAAGTCCTGAAGATGTCGTAAACAACTCAGTAGAGTTTTTAACAGGCGCTTTATAAAGCGCATATTTTTATAACCTTTAAATTATTTTCACATGGAATTTTTAATAAGCAATTGGGCAAATATAGCCCTCGCCGTTATCACTGCAGCAGGTACACTGACTGCGTTAACAGAAACGAAGAAAGATGACAAAATTGTTAACGTTCTTTCTCGTATCCTTCAAGCTGTCGTAATGGGAAAAAATCGCAAGAAGTAATTGCGTATCTTTGACTAAAATTAAATTAAATCTATTATAATGTCTACAGAATCAACTCAAACTCCGGTTAAGGAATTAACTCCTGAACAACTTACAAAACTTCAAGAGCTTTTATCTGCTTTTAATCAGTCTAAGTTAGTCTTAGCTGACACCCTTTTATCTCAAAAAGATGCAATGGAAAAAGTGGAAGCTCATAGACTTGATTTCTCTACTATGGAGAAGAGTCTTATTGCAGAATATGGTGAGAATGTCAGTATTAATCTTCAAACAGGAGCTTTAACACATAAGTAAAATGTCTAAGATTAGTACGTATCCTATTGATAGTAATGTAAATGTTAACGATTATATTATCGGAACCGATAGTGACAATAACAGTATAACAAAAAATTACACTATATCAAGCATTATAGCTCTTTCTCCATATGGGGGGATGGCATATATCAATGCGGTGGATACGGCAGGGACATCTGTTACTACATTTGCTTCTCAAGACATTTATTATCCTTTAGAGACTGTCCTTACTTCTCAAATTGCAAGTGGATGGACGGTAGATGATACTGAGACCAATAGAATTGTTTATGGCAATAGCGCTGTAAAACCTGCTACTATAACCTTTACGGTTAATTGTAAGGGTACTGCAGGAGATGTTATAGATTTTGCTATGTATAAGAATGGTACAGAAATTTCAGGTACTGAACAAAAAACAGAGATACCTTCAACGTCTACTATACCTGTTATCCTTACCATACAAACTTTACAAAGTTTAGCTGTTAACGATTATTTTGAGGTGTATGCAAAAAACACAAGCGGAACAGACTCGATAACTACCACTCACCTTAATGTGGTGGTTCATACTTTATGAATAAAGATATTCGTAAGATATCTATTGGGCCTGATTACAAGGGTGGAGCGATGCATTATATTGTTGGTCAACCTGTTTTAAATGGAGCGTATAAGATTCACCATATTAGGCATGAACAGGATACCCAATCTATTTTAATTTGGATAGAAAAAGAAAAGACTGTTGTCTTATGGAAAGAGTTTCGTGAGACGATGCCTATTTCTGTGGAGTACAACATAAACTTTTAATGAAATCACCTTTCAATTTTATAGTCCAACCTGCTTTAGGTAGGCGTTACTCCAATACAAAAAAAATTGGAGGGATAGACCTTATTATAAGCACCTCTGAAGAAGATGCTTCAGCCTCTAATCGTGAGGCTATAGTAAAAGAGTTGCCTATAGGCTATAGTGGTCCTATTAAAGTGGGAGATACTTTACTTGTTCACCACAATGTCTTTAAGTTCTATAATGATATAAAAGGTAAAAGAAAAAGTGGGAAGAGTTTTTTCCGTGACGACCTTTTTTTTGTGGATACCGACCAATTTTTTCTATATAAACAAGATGGGGTATGGCATTCTCATGACCGTTTTTGTTTTGTTAAGCCTATCCCTATAGAAAAATCTTTGTTATCTAAACCCGGCACTGAAGAGCCTCTTATGGGAGTTATGGAATACCCTAATAAGTATCTTCTAAGCCAAGGAGTAAATAAAGGGACTAAGATATCTTTTACTCCCGATTCTGAGTATCCTTTTAATATCGAAGGAGAGAAGCTATATAGGATATATGACCATCAAATAACTATGGCACATGGAAGCTGAAGAGTTAAAAACCAAAATTATTGCCGCAGGGAAAAGGGCGGTGGAGCAGCTTATTAAAGTGGCGCAAGAAGATATAATTAAACCCGACCCTGAGGATGAATTAGCTGCCGATAGATTGAAGAACGCTGCCGCTACCAAGAAGCTATGCATTTTTGATGCGTTTGATATATTGGCTAAAATTGAAGTCGAGCAAGAAAACCTTAACTTAGCAGGTAGTAACGGAAGTCGCACCGATAGCAAGCAGGGATTTGCAGAACAAAGAGCAAAAAAATAAATTATATACGACGGTACATAAGCTAGTTCCGACTAATGTTATGTCCAATAAAAACCGTGCGAAAACATGGCAATACGGATACAATGATAAGTATGGCATTATAGTTATTTCTACAACCGGACAGTTAGGAGAGATAATACATGTATCAGGAATAAATATTGGACTTCCTCCTGTACCTACAGACATTCCGTGTGAGGGGAAAAAAGACCAACAGTATTGGGTGCGTGGCGTCTTACCTAAACCTTTATCTCGGATACCTTCTATATTTCAATGGAATGAAATGCCTGCAGGATTTAAAGATAGATGGATAGATTATATAGAGACTGAATTTGACCGTAGAGAACAAGGCCATTGGTTTATGAACAATGGTATCCCTACTTATATAACAGGAGCTCACTATATGTATTTACAATGGGCTACTATAGATGTAGGGTTCCCGGAGTTCCGTGAAGCAAATAGAGTTTTCTTTTTATTTTGGGAAGCTTGTAAAGCTGATAATAGATGTTTTGGTATGTCGTACCTAAAAATTAGGCGTTCAGGATTTTCTTTTATGGGGTCTTCTGAGTGTGTGAATGTAGGAAGTTTAGCTAAAGACTCTAGAGTAGGTATACTTTCTAAAACGGGTGCAGATGCGAAAAAGATGTTTACTGATAAGGTGGTTCCTATATCTAATAGATTGCCTTTTTTCTTTAAGCCTATACAAGATGGTATGGATAAACCTAAAACGGAGTTAGCCTTTAGGATACCTGCCTCTAAGATTACAAAAAAGAATATGCATCTTTTGTCCGTTAACGAGTTGGATGGATTGGATACTACTATTGATTGGAAGAATACAGACGATAACTCTTACGATGGAGAGAAGCTTTTACTTCTTGTCCATGACGAGAGTGGAAAATGGATTAAGCCTAATAATATCTTAAACAATTGGCGTGTTACAAAAACATGTTTACGTTTAGGAAGTCGTATTATTGGAAAGTGTTTGATGGGTTCTACTTCTAACGCTTTAAATAAGGGAGGGAGTAATTTTAAGAAATTATATGAAGACTCAAATACAAGTCTCCGTAGTGGAAATGGACAGACTCGCAGCGGTATGTACTCTTTATTTATTCCTATGGAATATAATATGGAGGGATTTATTGACCGATTTGGAGAACCTGTAATTGATACTCCTCTCAAACCTGTTAAAGGGATAGATGATTTAATGATTAAGTCGGGAGCCTTAGAGTATTGGGAAGCTGAAGTAGAGTCTTTAAAGAACGACCCTGACGCTTTAAATGAATTTTATAGACAGTTCCCTCGCACGGAGTCCCATGCTTTTAGAGATGAAAGTAAGTCTTCTTTATTTAACCTCACTAAAATCTATCAGCAGTTAGATTATGCTGAAGCTTTAATACGGGAACAGTATGTTACTCGTGGGTCTTTCGGATGGAAAGATGGAAAGATAGATTCTAAGGTGGTGTTCTATCCTGACAATCGTGGGAGGTTTAAGGTAAGTTGGACTCCTAAAGGTCCCTTACAAAATCAGTGGACAGAACGGAATGGGGTAAAATATCCTGCCAACGAACATATGGGTGCTTTCGGATGTGACTCTTATGATATCTCCGGAGTAGTAGGAGGGGGTGGCTCTAATGGAGCGTTACATGGATTAACAAAGTTTCACATGGATGAAGGACCTACTAATGAGTTTTTTTTAGAGTATGTAGCTAGACCCCAAACCGCAGAGATATTTTTCGAAGAGGTGCTTATGGCTTGTGTATTCTATGGTATGCCTATCCTTATAGAGAATAATAAACCTAGATTGCTTTATCACTTTAAGAACAGAGGGTATAGAGGATTTTGTATGAACCGTCCGGATAAGCGTTATAATAAACTTTCAAAAACTGAGCGAGAGTTAGGGGGTATGCCCAACTCTTCCGAAGATGTTAAGCAAGCTCATGCCTCAGCGATTGAATCGTATATAGAAAAATATATAGGGATAGATTTAGAAGGGTCATTTAGAGATTCTGATGAGATGGGAACGATGCCTTTTGTAAGGACATTAGAGGATTGGGCTAAGTTTGATATTAGTAATAGAACAAAGTATGACGCTACTATTAGCTCCGGTCTTGCGATAATGGCAACCCAAAAACATTTGTATACTCCCGAACAAAAGCAGAAAAAAATAAGCCTTACCTTCGCTAAGTATAGAAATAGTGGAACAATAAGCGAAATAATTAGATGAAAAATGTCAAAATAAACATATCTTCTGTAGGTTTTCCTAGTCAATTTGTGTCTGATGCAGAGAAAGCAACCGTAGAATTTGGCTTGCAAATTGGACAGGCTATTCAATATGAGTGGTTTAAAAAGACAAGTAATCAATGTAGATTTTATACCCAAGCACGAGATTTCAATCGGTTACGTTTGTATGCTCGTGGAGAACAGTCTATTGCAAAATATAAAAACGAACTTGCCGTTGATGGAGATTTATCTTATCTAAATTTAGATTGGACGCCGGTTCCTATCCTTCCTAAGTTTGTAGATATTGTCGTCAATGGTATGTCTGAGCGCTTATTTAAAGTTAAGGCGTATGCTCAAGATGCTTTGTCTCAATCTAAGCGGAGTAAGTATCAGAATATGATTGAGGGACAGATAGCGGCTAAACCTATACTTGAGACTATTCAACAGAAAACAGGAGTAGATACCTTTATAATGCCTCCTGAAGAGTTGCCTACTTCCGATGAGGAACTACAACTGTATATGCAATTGAACTATAAACCTGCTATTGAAATTGCAGAAGAGGAAGCTATCAATACTATTTTTGATGAGAATCACTATGAGGATATTAGACGCCGATTAGACTATGACATTATGGTGTTAGGTATCTCAGTAGCCAAACACGAATTTTTACCCGGCACAGGAGTTAAACTCTCTTATGTAGACCCTGCAAATGTAGTTTATAGTTATACCGAAAACCCACAGTTTAAAGACTGCTTCTATTGGGGAGAGATAAAAACTATACCCATTATTGAGTTGCTAAAGATAGACCCCACTCTTACAAAAGAAGATTTAGAAGAGATTTCTAAAAGTGGTCAAAGTTGGTATGACTATTATAACGTTGCTCAGTATTATGATAATGATATCTTTTATCGTGACACTACAACTCTAATGTATTTCAATTATAAGACCACTAAAAAGATTGTATATAAGAAGAAAAATTTAGAGGGAGGAGGTTCTAGGATGATTGAGAAAGATGACCAATTCAATCCTCCCGTAGATATGATGGAAGAGGGAAGTTTTGAGAAAGTAGAGAAGACTATTGATATATGGTATGATGGGGTTATGGTTATGGGGACTAATATCATCCTTAAGTGGGAAGCGGCAGAGAATATGGTTCGACCTAAGTCAGCTTCGCAGTATGCTATCCCTAACTACGTGGCTTCTGCTCCTCGTATGTATAAGGGAGTTATAGAGTCTTTAACACGTAGGATGATTCCTTTTGCTGACTTGATTCAGATAACTCACTTAAAACTACAACAAGTAATATCTAGAGTAGTCCCTGATGGAGTATATATAGATGCTGACGGGTTAAACGAGGTAGATTTAGGAACGGGTAATGCATATAACCCTGAGGATGCTTTAAGATTATACTTCCAAACAGGTTCTGTTGTGGGTAGAAGTTATACCCAAGAAGGAGATTATAACCAAGGGAAAGTTCCTATTACACAGCTTACAGCTAGTTCAGGGGCAGGAAAAGCGCAGATGCTTATACAAAACATGAATCATTATCTGCAGATGATTCGTGATGTAACGGGACTTAACGAAGCTCGTGACGGTTCTACTCCTGACCCCTATTCTTTAGTTGGGGTGCAGAAATTAGCAGCTTTAAATTCTAATACCGCTACACGACATATTTTAGACTCAAGCCTTTATATGTACAGAAGTTTAGCAGAAAGTTTAACGTATAGAGTCTCAGATATCTTACAATATGCTGATTTTAAAGAAGAGTTTGCCAATCAGATTGGAAAATATAACGTTAGTATCCTGAAGGATATTAACGATTTATATATATACGACTTTGGAATCTTTATCGAGATAGCTCCTGATGAAGAGCAGAAAGCACAGCTTGAAGCCAATATCAATATGGCTTTATCTAAAGGAGATATTAATCTTGAGGATGCTATTGATATCCGTGAGATACGAAATCTTAAGTTAGCTAACCAACTTCTTAAAATGAAGCGTATAGCTAAAGAAGAGAGAGAAGAACAGATGCAAATGCAACAACAAGCTATGCAATCTCAACAAGCTCTTAAATCTCAAGAGATGGCTCAACAATTAGCTATGCAACAAAGTCAAATGGAGATTCAAGGTAAGATGCAGCTTAAACAAGCTGAGGTAGCTTTCGATATTGAGAAGATGAACAACGAGGCTCAACTGAAAGAAAAACTTATGGATGTGGAGTTTAATTATCAGCTGCAATTGCGTGATATGACTGAAACTAATATCCAAACGAGAGAAGAACAAAAAGAAGCAGCTAAGTCAGATAGGATTAGTCAACAGAATACTCAGCAGTCTAAACTTATCAATCAACGGAAGAATAATTTACCTGCACAGAATTTTGAATCTAATGAAGATAGCTTGGATGGGTTTGACCTTGCTCAGTTCAATCCAAGGTAAGTATAAATTTAGAGTATTTTTAGTGTAACTTTGTAATTAAATTAAATCATATGGAAATGAAAGTGCGTCTTGTAGAGGAAGTAGACCAAAAATCTACTGCTGAAGTGGAATCTTTATTGCTCAAAAAGCATGAGGAAAGTTTAAAGGATACTCCTGAAGAGGTGGTTTCTGAAGAGGTAGTAGAACCTGTTGTAGAAAAAGAACCACTTGGAGAAGGGGAGCTTTTGTCTATTATTAGCGAAAGGTTAGGAAGGGAGATTAACTCTTTAGACGATTTAAAAGAGGCGAGAGAAGAGTCCGGAGAAATGGATTCAGAGGTGGCAGCGTTCTTTAAGTACAAAAAAGAAACGGGCCGTGGTGTCCAAGACTTTGTTCAATTGAACAAAGACTATGACGCTATGAAGCCCGATAATCTTATCAAAGAATATCTAACGGCAACGGAAGAAGGACTTGATGAGGAAGATATAAATGCTATGATGGAGGATTATAGTTTTGATGAAGACCTCGATGACGAGAGTGCCATTAGAAAAATCCGACTAGCAAAAAAGAAAACTATTGCAAAAGCGAAGAAATACTTCGAAGAGGCTAAAGAAAAATACAGTGTTCCCCTTGAGTCAAGTGGGTCGCCTTCTTTAGAAGACTCGGAAGAGTATGCTGAGTATAAGCAATATACCGCTAACGCGAAGACTGCTCAGGAAGAGCAAATGCGTAGAAAGACTTGGTTTGACGAGAAAACAAACGAAGTATTTGGAAGTGAGTTCAAAGGTTTTGAGTTCAAAGTAAACGACCAACCCTACGTTTTTTCTCCCGGAGATAGGACTGAATTGAAGAAGCAACAGGAAACACCTATGAATTGGATAAATCAATTTGTAGATGAACAAGGCTTAGTCAAGGATGCCATGGGTTACCATAGGTCACTCGCGATAGCAATGAACCCCGATAAATTTGCCAAGTTCTTTTATGAGCAAGGCCAAGCGGAGGCGGTTGATGGAGTTATGCGTAAGACAAAGAATATTAATATGTCTGAACGTAACTCTCCACAAAACGCATCACCTTCGGGGGGCATGCAAGTTCGTTCTGTAAACCCTGATTCAGGACGAGGTCTAAAAATAAGAAGTGCACGACGTACTACTTAATTAACTTTTAATACAAAACTATTATGGCAATAAAAGCCGACCCAACATATGCGTTGCAGCCGAGTGCCCAACAGGTACCGACTGAAACGAATTATATTACCGACTTCAATTTCTTGAATCAGTATCTTCCTGATACATACGAGAAAGAATTTGAGCGTTACGGTAATCGAACACTCGCTTCTTTCCTACGTATGGTAGGAGCTGAGATGCCTTCTAACTCTGACCGCATCGAGTGGGCAGAACAAGGAAGATTGCATATTAAATACATCGACGTAGGAACAGCAGCTTCTGATGGAGATTTAGAAGCTACCTTCCAAGTTAATGATACAGGAGTGCCTGCTTTCACAGGTTCTAATGGTATTGCTATCAGAAAAGGTCAAACTGTTATGATTGTACAGAATGACGGTTCAGGAAGTAATAAAGGTATCGTTACTGATGTAACTGTAGCTGATGACACCTTCAAAGTTGCTTTCTATGAAGCAGCAGGTTTAGTGACTGATGGAACAGGAGTAGGTAATGCTGATGTAACTGTCTTTATCTACGGTTCTGAGTTCAGAAAAGGAACAGAGGGAATGGTAGGTTCATTAGAAGCTGATGACATCTTCTTCAATAACTCACCTATCATCATCAAAGATAAGTATGCAGTATCAGGTTCTGATATGGCACAGATTGGATGGGTAGAGGTTACTACAGAGAATGGAGCTAACGGATACCTATGGTACCTAAAGTCTGAGCATGAAACTCGTCTTCGTTTCGACGATTACTTGGAGACTGCGATGATTGAAGCCGTTCCTGCAGAAACTGCATCAGGTGCGTCTAACGCAGGTGCAGGTGCAGGTATGAATGCAAACTATGGAAACAAAGGTTCTGAAGGTGTATTCTACGTAGTTAATAACCGTGGAAACGTTTGGACAGGAGGAGCTCCCCAAGATTTAGCGTCATGGGATTCTATCATAAGCAGACTTGATAAGCAAGGAGCTATTGAAGAGAATGTTGTTTTCGTTAACCGTAACTTCGGATTCCAAATTGACGATATGTTAGCTGCACAAAACTCTTACGGAGCGGGTGGTACTTCATATGGTCTTTTCGATAATGATAAGGAGATGGCATTGAACCTCGGATTCACAGGATTCCGCAGAGGATATGACTTCTACAAGTCTGATTGGAAATACCTCAACGACCCAACTATGCGTGGTGGCCTAAGCCAAACTGCAGGTAGTGGAGCGATTGACGGTCTCTTGGTTCCTGCAGGTTCAACATCTGTATATGACCAAATCCTAGGAAAGAACGCGAAGCGTCCATTCTTACACGTGCGTTACCGTGCGTCTGAGACGGAAGACCGTCGTTACAAGACTTGGATTACAGGTTCTGCAGGAGGAGCTCGTACTAGCGGTCTCGATGCTATGGAGGTTCACTTCCTTTCTGAGCGTGCAGTATGCACTTTAGGAGCGAATAACTTCTTTATTTTCGAAGCATAATCTATATATGATAATGGGACGAGGGTTCAAACCCTCGTCCTTTTATTTTTTATCTTTAACTCAAATCTAATTCTTATGAAGAACAAAGCCGTTCTAAAAAACAAGTCGTATAAGTTAACTAACGGTGCGACCCCCCTATCTGCTTATATCAATGCAGGAGGAAACCCTCGTAACCCTATGCTACATTTCGATAAAGCTAAAGGAGAAAATCGAGAAATTCGTTATGCCGCTAATCAACGTTCTATTTTTGTCGATGAACAAGATGGACACGTAGTTGTAGAGCCTATAGTATTTATTGATGGTATGCTTACAGTACCCGCTACTAACCCTGCTTTACAAAAGCTTTTAAGCCTACACCCTTTAAATGGTAAGCGCTTTGAAGAGATTAACGTTGAACGCGATGCGGCGAAGCAGGTTGAAACTTTAAACGCAGAGGTAGACGCTCTTATTGAGTGCCGAAGTTTAAGTCTAGAACAAGCAGAGAATGTAGCTCGTGTAATGTATGGAGCTAATCCTGATAAATTAACTACAGCGGAGTTACGCCGTGACCTTTTAATCCATGCTAAAAGAGACCCAAAAAGGTTTTTGGAAATTACAAGTGACCCTGAGCTTAAGCTTCAGTCTACTATCCAAAATTTCTTTGCCAAATCTCTTTTAACTCACCGACGTAATAAATCTGAGGTGTGGTTTAATACTGCTCAAAACAAAAAAAGAATGCTTACCATTCCTTTCGGACAAGAGTCTTTAGCTACATGTGAGGCATACTTTCTTACCGATGACGGTGTAGAAGCTTTAAAAATGTTGGAAACGTACCTATAAAGACTTATCTTTACAGTGTTATTTTTTCATTCTGTTTTTAGAGGGGACGCAAATTGCGTCCCTTTTTTTATACGTATCTTTGGTCTTTATTAATCATCTAATTTTTTAACGATGGAAAAATATTTAAAGATATCTACATCTTCAAGACCTGCAGCTAATCCTTATCAGTTAGTGTCTTGTTCAAATGTAGCTCATGTATATTCTGCAAGTGCAGCAGCCACTTCAACTAGAATAGATTACACGGATGGAACTACCGCCACAGTAACTCATGCTGCAGCAGTAGGATTTAATGTAAGAGATGCGTTATCTGACGCTATTATAGCTGCAAGAAAATCTTCGTGGACTAACGTAGAGTATTTAGTAACGGTGCCTAAAGTGGTATCAGGAATAACCTTAGCATAATGGAAAAATTTATTAAACTAGCCGTTACAGGCGCAGGAACAGAAACATTAAGTTTATCTAATGTAAAAATGATTATTGGGGATGGAACTACAAGTACCGTGGTTTATTATCTTGGTGGAGCAATCGCCACTTTAACTCACCTTTCTGATACTACTTATACAGTAGAGAACCAATTACAAAACATTATGACTTCTTTATATAAAAAGTCATGGACTAATAATGAGGACTCTATCACCCCCGTTATGGCAATAAGTGCCCTAGTGGTAACATAGCATTAATCCATAATATATATTAGAAAGGGCCGCTATTAGTGGCTCTTTTTTTTTGTCTATCTTTGAGGAAAGGTTTACTCATGATAAATTCCGTTAGAAATACAGTGTTGTCCGTACTCAATAAGAACAATTATGGGTACATCTCTCCTTCCGACTTTAACCTCTTTGCTAAACAAGCACAGATTACAATCTTTGAGAACTACTTCTCAGACTATAATAACGCCTTAAATAAAGAGAATGTACGTAAGTCAGGCACAGAGTATGCTAATGCCTCTAAGAGCCTCTCAGAGTCTATAAACATCTTCTCGGTTACACGAGACCTTCCTATTCCTACTCCCGGAACTAATATTTTTACTCTACCTTCATTAACTGCTACAGATGATGACTTTTATCTTTTGAATAAGGTTTTGTTTTATGATGCTTCTACTACTCCGAGAACTTTGTTAGGAGAAGCTGAAGCGGTAACCCACAGTAAAATTACGATGCTTAACGCTTCACCGTTATTAGCTCCAAGTAATACATACCCTGCGTATACTACCGAGGCAGGTCTTCTTACAGCCTATCCTGATACGGTTAATGCTGCTACCGAAGTTTCAGTACAATATATCCGCTATCCTTTTGACCCAAATTGGACATATTCTGTAGTGACAGGAGGAGAGCCTATGTTTGATAACACTCAAGCTGACTTTCAAGACTTTGAGGTTCCTATTGATGATGAACCAAAATTAGTAAATTTAATTTTGCAGATGTGCGGTATATCTATTCGCGAATTAGATGTTTATACATATGCACAATCTGAGGAAAATAAAAATCTTCAACAACAAGCCTAATGACGTATATCACAGATTATGAGTATTATCAAAATTCGGGAGATACTCCTGAAAGAGAAAATTGGGGTTCGTATCAATTTGTTTCTCTTGCTGATATTGTAAACAATTTTATGTTGATTTACAGTGGAAACCACTCTCTTGTAAATAACGAAGAAAGATTTAAAGTTCTCTTCCATGCTAAGAGAGCTATTATGGAGCTTAATTACGATGCGTTTAAAGAGATTAAAATCCTTGAGCTAAATGTAGGAGACTCTTTGAGGTATATCCTCCCTCAGGACTATGTAAATTGGGTTCGTATCTCCTTATATGAGAATGGACTTCTCTATCCTTTAAGTGAAAATGTACAAACCAATTGGAGTGGAGCGTATTTGCAAGACAACTCAAGTAATATCTTATTCGACCAAGATGGTAATGTTCTTAGACCTGAGTTTTCAGATATCTCTTATCAACGTATTACAGGGACTAAGAGAAGTATTTACTTAAATGCTAACAACCCTTACAATGGTTCGGAAGGTTGGTTGTGGGAGGGGACTTGGTATTTCGATTATCAAATAGGAGGGAGATTTGGATTAAATACAGAAACTGCTAATGCTAATCCTACTTTTTCTATAGATAAAAAAGGTGGTGTAATCAATTTTAGTTCTGAGATGAGCGATAGGTTAGCCATCTTAGAGTACGTCTCAGACGGTATGGAGAACGGAAATGACGCAAGTGTAACCGTTAATAAGCTGTTCGAAGAGTATGTATATGCATATATTCGTTATTCTATTCTAAACTCTAAGTTAGGTGTTCAAGAGTATATTGTATCGCGAGCACGGAAAGAGAAAGGAGCGTTACTTAGAAACGCAAAAATTCGTTTAAGTAATATCCATCCGGGCCGTTTGTTAATGAATATGCGTGGTAAAGACAAATGGTTAAAGTAAGATGGCAAATACTATAAGGAATTTCATTGCGGGTCGCATGAACAAAACGTTGGACGAGAGACTCGTTCCAAACGGAGAATATATTGATGCTTTAAATATCCGTCTTGGTTCTACTGAGGCTTCAGAGATTGGTTCGGTAGAAAACTCTAAGGGGAATGAGAGGCTCACCACTCTTGAGTATATAGACGGGACAGTATTAAGTGCTGATGCTACATGCATAGGAGCTTATGCTGATGGAGAGCAAGAGACGATGTATTGGTTTATCCATGATGAGAATTTTTCTGTAGGAGACACAGGAAAGTTAGACCTTATTGTATCTTATAACACCACAACTCTAACAGTTAATTATCACGTTATAAGTATTGACGATGGTGGAGGTGTTGATACTACTCTTAATTTCTCTAAATTAAATCTTATTACAGGGATTAATTTAGTAGATAACCTATTATTTTTTACTGACGATTTAAACCAACCTAGGAGAATAAATGTCAATAAAAACTATGGTAATCCCATAAGTGGAGTGGATACCGATAATTTTTCTGCTGAGGATATTCTTGTTATAAAAGCCCCTCCTATTGCTGCACCTACTATTTCTCCTATAAATATTGATGGAGAAGAGAATTTTTTAGAAGACCGACTTATCTCTTTTGGATATAGGTATAAATATGAAGACAATGAGTACTCTGCGATATCACAGTTCTCGGCTCCTTCTTTTATCCCTGAGCAATATCATTTAAGCCATGAGTCTTATCTAAATGAGGGGATGGTAAATTCCATTAACTCATGTGTAATAACCTATAACTCCGGAGGTCCTTTAGTAGTTGGTATAGACCTTCTATTTAAAGAGATGACTAGTGATATTATCAAAGTTATCGAGAAGATAAATAAAGCTGATGATGGGTTGGCTAATAATACAGATTATACATTTTCATTCTCTAACAGTAAGATTTTTACTGTACTTCCTTCTTCTGAGATACTTCGATTGTATGATAATGTTCCTCTTTTAGCTAAAGCTCAAACTGTTATGGGTAATAGGCTTATGTACGGAAATTATGTAGATGGGTTTAATTTAACAAGAGGAAATGCTTCTACTCAATTTGACTATACCACAGAGCTTATTAGTGAAGAGGTAGGGTTTCAAGAGCTCTCTTATACCCGCTCGTCTTCTGACTATACTTTTGGGTCTACTGTTAGTATAGCTAACTCACAGCTAAACCTTGACCTTACCAACGCAGTGGGTCTTTTAAAGACGGGGGCTACTATAACCCTTACCCTTTCTTTTACTCATTCTCAATTTTCAGGAGCAAGCGGCGTTACCCTTTCTCCTACTGAAGTTACTACAGACAAGCAGTTAAATTTCTTATATACCCTCACTCAGAATTATAACTCGGTAACTGAGCTCTTTGCAAGTGTTGACTTCCAAGCTAAAGTCGGTCTTGCAGGAGATATACTCCCTGTATATGATGCTACGGACCCTACTTCTTGTAGTGGGTTAACTTTAACTGACCTTTTTAATTGCACTATAACAGATAGCTTACAGGGAGGAGACCCAACTCCTATGTATAAATTTGCGAGTGGGATAACTGCTGCAGGAGAACCTGTAACAACCTATAATGTAAACGGAAGTAATGTTATTAGCTTTCAGTTTCCTTCTATGAAGTTTGTCTCTGACGTTTCATCTCCTACTATATATATATATGAGTACTATACTGTTAGTGCTATTACTACCACCTTCTCAGCTCTCGGAAGCCCTAAGAGCCTCCATAGCAATCGAGGATACGAAATAGGTATGGTGTATATGGATGAGTTCAATCGTGCCACTACAGCTCTAGTAAGTAGAGATAACACTATCCATGTTGGGTGCAGTAAATCTGCTGATAAGAATCAAATTAAGGTTACTATACCAACAACACAGTTAGCTCCTGATTTTGCCAAGCGGTATAAATTTGTTATTAAACCTGATGAAACGTCATACAACACTGTATATACAAGTATCTTTTTCTATGATAGAGGCACGGCAAGTGACTATTTCTTACTTCAGGGAGAGAATGCGGCTAAAGTAGAAGAAGGGGATAGACTCATTGTTAAAAGAGATGTTGATGGGCCTTTAAATAGTTGCACATACGTTACTGTTCTTGAGAAAAAAGCGCAAGAAGAAGATTTTATTGAAGTTTTTCAATCAGATGGAACAACTCAAATAACGGTTCCTCAGGGGGTGTATATGCAAATTCGAAGTTCTGAGTTTAATAGTTCTTTAACAGATAATGCTGTTCTTGTGTCTGACCAACCAAATTCTTGTTGGGAAAATGCTAATGCTTTTTCAAAAGGCACAAATTTCTTTTCGGCACGTACCTCCACCGCAGATGGTTCAGGAGTTTATCCTATTAATGATATCCCTATAGGGAGTTCTATACGTTTAGAGTTTGAATTTTCTAGAAGGGGGCCCGGAGATGGAGATAAAAGTTGTGAAAGAAGGATATATAAATTTGATAAAACATATTACTCTAGTGAAACATATGGTAATATAATTGATTGGTGGAATGGGGATAATATAGGGGAAACTCTTAATGACGGAGACCAAGAGGTAGGAGGAGATGGAAACCCTATTGAAAATGAATATATAACCCCCACAGCAGACCAAAATACTGCAGGCTATTATTATGGTATTGGCGATTCGGCCACGGTTGAAACTAACCTTTATAGATGGTATATGGATACCTCTACTAACGAGATACGTTTAG